TCTCTCTCGCTCCCGAGAGGGCACCCTCAAGCCAATTTTCCAGCAACGTGAAAATGGTCTTTTCCCAAAGGGCCAAAGAATTTTTACGGGGGCCTACTTTCGTAGCCCTAAATTTCTGGATTTTCCCTGTTACGTCCGGCCCAGTCCCAAGACCAGAGACGCCCATCGGGTAGTCAGGATGCGGAGCGACTGGGTTGGACCCCCTCAGATCACCGGATTTCACCCCTCGTCGAGCGTCACCGGCCCGGATCGTAGGGCAAGGCACGGCCTCAAACATACCCTTGCGGCATGTCTACAGGCCCCTTCCTGCCCCTCCCAGACATCGGGCAGGGGTTAGGCAGCCTTGAGGCCCCCGAGCGGCCCTTACCAGCCGTTTTTCTCGTAGGCGTCAATGCGCCGTTTGGCGTCTTTTTCCGTCTTGAAAAACCCCAGTGACTTCCCGTCAATGTTCACCGCTTGGACCCGCATGCTAGGTGCGTTCCAGACGCGTTCGATCAAATAGAACCCTTTCCACTGGCCCAGAATTTTTTCCTTGCCGTACTGTGCGTAATCCATTGCTTCCCCTTCGTTGGTTAGTTGGTTCGATGCAGACAGGCTAGAGCGGCCCGCGTAGCACCACAGGCACCAAGGGAACCCATGGAGCCGATGGAATGCACAGGCGTGCGCCCACGATGCACTACAGGCCCCAAGGGGCCTTTATTTCTAAACCGTCGACAAATAGCAAAAGCCCCGCGCTTGCAGGGCCTCAGCTATTGACCGTCACGGCCTCGAATGATCCGGACGTTTCCAGGTAGTTCTATGGTTACCTTGCCTCCCATGGTTGACGATAGCTCCAATGCTAACGCCTGGGTCAGCGCGTGGACTAACTCAGGCGTAGGACGGATTGCCCTGGCGTATGCCTCCAGGGCCTGCGATACTGGCTTAACGGACGGGCGCATTGTGCGTGCTGAACGTGCCGTTGGAGTAGCTCGCGCCATTGGTGCCCGCTGCAGTCCGCAGAATCTGCAGGGCATTGACGATTTGTTCAAGGGTCATTTGATCACCGATACTGTTTTGCAAGAAACGCTTGCGTGTCGTATCCGAAAATACGGTCAGGAACGATTGTGTCGTCACGTTCAACGAACCAGTCACATGTGTCGAGCGTGTACCCCTCGGCATCGACATGCGCATTTCCGTACACGCTGTGTTGAGCATTGCCAAGGTAACTCGCCGTTTCTTCTGCTTCTGCGCGAGTTTTGAACGGACCAGCCACAAGAATGCACGCCATGATGAAACCTCAAAGATAGATAGCCAACACAAGCCCCGCGCAACCCGCAAGGCACAAGAGAACAGCCGAACCTAAAAGGATGGCTGCAGGGTCGATGCGATTAGCGATCACGCGTACACCCAGCCATCGTCTCCCGCATACATGTCAACTTCGCCGTAGGGCTTGCAAGCTGCCGACAGAGCTTCGCCAACAGCACCCAGTCCACGGTCCCAGAATCCTGCGCCGTGTCCGTTACGGGTCAGCCAGAAGTCGTGGCCGATCTGTTCATCGGACAGTCCGGACGCATCCAACAGAGCCGCATTCGATTCCACGAAATCCGCTACATCCTCAAGTGCCTCAGCCAGTAGCGATGCGGAGCAGTCACCCACACCAAACACAGCGTCCAAAGGTTCGCCATGCTCATCAGTCGATGTCCAAAGAGCGGCTGCAAGGTAGTGACGGAGGATGACTGCGGTATTTCTCATGGCTAATCCTTGTTGGTTGGTCTCATCAGCACGGGCCTAACCCGTGGACCCTCATGAGAGGGTTTCGACCTTTGGGCCTGCCACCGTAGCGACAGGCCCTCACGCTCTTCTTTTTGATTTCATGTTGTACGACCCTATGAAGTGTTGTACAACTCAGACGTACAAGTAAGGAGAGACTTCGACGGCACGGCCCTCCACGTCCCAGGCTACATACGCTTGTCGCTTGTCGGACCACAGAAGGCCGTCTTCGCCACCTTTGATGTTAGGCAACAGGCCCGAGTAAAACGGGTTCGAATGGTAACCAGGGCTGCATTGTTCAGCGTAGCCAGTCTCAGTACCATCCGAGTAACGCACGGACCAACCAAGGGACCAATCCAGGAACCCGCTATCGCACAGTGAATCGACCTTGTACAAGCGAACGCGCCCATAGTTGCCGCGCACGTCTCCACCTTGGTGCACTTCGATAGCCACATAGACATCGTCCGCATAGCACCAATCGCGTTCATCGGTAGGGTAGAACACTTGCCACTGGAACACGTCCGAGAAGTCATTCTCGTTGTTGTAGACATTGTCAACGGACGTGCAAGCGTACTCACGACCCTCTTCGGATTGAATGGCTGCAAGAATCTCGTCTTCCGCTTGCATCAGCCACTTGTCCTTAATGGACTCTTCCAGGTCGACAGATTCACCCTCACGAACCCAGAAGACATACTGGCCAGCACGCTCTGACATCTCGTCTTCGTCTCCCATACGTGCGCTACGCACGAAGTGGCGAGCAGTCTCACGGTATTCCTGGGCACGCTCTTCCGACTCTTCGTCCTCTTCAATCTCTTCCGAGTCGAAGTCAGACAGTGTGTCCGCAATGTAGCGGCACGCATCAGCGAACGAATCGAATTCTGCGGGTTCATTGTCGGGCATGTAGCCAGGCATATTGTAGCCAGCTACCCACTTGCGACCGGTCGACAGCGCCACCTCGGAACCAAGAACACGTTCGAGCCAGCCTTCCGTGTCGATTGCAGTGTATGCAGCGTGTCTCGTGTCGATTGATACCAGGCCCTGCGTGATCGTTGCGTTCATTTTGTTTTGCTCCGGGTTCGTTTGGTTCGTTGCTGCTTAGAAGTACATGCCGCTGAAGATTCGTGCGGCGAGGAGGCGCAGGGTTGACCACTGGATCGCCTCACACACTTCGTTTGATGCCGTGCGGTTTCGCACTTCGTTCAGCTTGCCTGCGGTATGGCTCATCGCGTTACTCCTTTGTGTTCGTTGCTGCGATGGATGAACTATAGCAAAGCGTTTTGAGTTGTACAAGTAGGTACAGCAAAAAGATTCGTCTGCCTGTCGAAAACACGCCACGGTCAATCCCAGGCAACCATTTTTAAACCTCGGTGCCCCTGTATCCCCCACGCCACGCAACACATCACTAGAGGGATCACCACAGGCACCATCGCACCACTGGATCACCACAGGCCCTAAACGCCTGCAGATCACGCCTGATTCCATGTCCGTCAGATAGCCCATCTGATCGAATCCGTTACGAATCAATGGGTTGCAAAGGCAAGGCACACGGCGCGGCTCGAATCCCCCGCCAGACAGTACCCCCCATGCGCCTTTTGGAGGCCTTTCCAAAACTCCGGTAAAGCCTCAGCCGTTGTTGTTGTTGTTGAGGATTGCTGAGTGGTGGCTTCCGCCCAAAACACAGACCCCCTGGGGTCCCCGCCGGGTCCTCAAGTGACCCCGTCCCCAATTTCCCCAAGTACCCCCGGTACCCCCGGGGTGCCCCCAAAGTTGTACAACTTAGCCCCATGAAGAACGTCCTCAAGTACCAGGCCCACCCCTGGGGCCGCGAGGTGTGGTTCACACAGGACGACACGGCCCTCAAGGCCCTTGGGAAGAAGTTCGATCTCAACCTCGACCTCGAGGGGTCCCTCGGCCTCTGCTGGGGTACCTCGACCCGGGTGATCGTCATCTGGGTGCGGCCTGGGTCCGATGTGTCCGTGCTTGTCCATGAGTGCTGCCATGCGGCCCTGGACATCCTGGACTACGCAGGCATGAACCCGGCCCACGCCAATGGCGAACCCATGTGCTACACGCTCCAGCGAATGATTGAACAGTTCGCTCCCCACCTCATCCCCCCACAGAACTCCTAACGTGCCCCTGGGGCACATACCCCCATGGCACTCGAAACTGGCACTTACATCTCGGACCTGGTAGCCACCAACCCGGTTGGCTCCGATCCCATTGCGTACGCTGACGATCACATCCGTCTGTTGAAGTCGACCCTGAAGAACACCTTCGCGAACGTGAAGGGCGTGGTCTCCGCTACGCACGAAAATCTCTCCAACGGAACCCCGGTTGGTCTCATCGCCATGTGGTCGGGCGCTACGGTCCCCACGGGCTGGGCACTCTGCAACGGGCAGACGGTAGCCCGGGCTGACGGTACCGGCAATATCACGACCCCCGATCTAAGGGACCGGTTCGTGGTCGGTTCTGGCGGGTCGTACGCGGTTGGCAATACCGGTGGTGCTGCGTTCGTAGGACTCACGGTCGACCAACTTCCCTCCCACGGTCACGCGGCCTCCTCGGATACCCAAGGGATCCACTCTCACACCGGGAGTACCGGGTCGGTGGGGGATCACCAGCACACGCTGCCGAACCTCGGCTCCGTGCAGGCAGGTTCCGATAATGGTGGTGCCAGCGTACCGGTCAGCACTGGGTATGGCACCAGCCGCTACATGTCCCCCACGGACCCCGCAGGTGGTCACAATCACCCCTTCAATACGGACTGGGGCGGTAACCACCAGCACAACATCACCGTCTATCCCACGGGGAGCGGAGCGGGCCATGAGAATAGGCCTCCTTACTACGCGCTCGCACTGATCATGAAGGTCTAACCCATGGCTATCGAATCCGCGCAGTACATCACGCAACTTGTCTCCACCAACCCGCTGTCGACCGACTCGGTATCCCAGGCCGACGATCACCTCCGAATGTTGAAGGTGGTTCTCCAGAATACCTTCCCGAACCTGGATTCCCAGGTCACCGCCACCCCGACCCAACTGAACAACCCGATCCCGAAAGGGGCCGTGATCATGTGGTCGGGCGCACTCACTGCGATCCCCACGGGCTACGCGCTGTGCGATGGGGCCCAAGGGACCCCGGATCTCCGGAACAAGTTCGTCATCGGGGCAGGGGACCAGTACGCGGTCTCCGCAATCGGTGGTGACGTTTCTACGGGCTTCAGTGGTGCTCACACGCACACTGAGAACCAGTCCACGGCAAACCTGCAGGTCTCCTCTCTCGCAGTCGCTGCGGGTGCTGGTCAGTCTGTGGTCTCGTCAGTGGTGGCCCAAGGTCACGTCCACACGATCAACCAGGTGGGCGACCACACGCACTCCTGCCTCCCTCCGTACCTGGCTCTCGCCTACATCATGAAACTGTAATGGCTAACCTCCCGCTGCGCCAACTGGGGGGCGTGGGGGTTATCACCGACGCTTCTCCGTATGATCTTCCGCCCAATGCCTTCTCGGCGGCAAACAACGTGATCTTCTCCGAGGGCCGCATCCAGCGTGCCCCGGTCTTCAAGCAACTCTTCAACCCGATCCGCTCGACGCTCTCGTACGATGCGGGCACAGGCTCCTACGATGCCAACTCGGCCCTCTACAACTCTGCGGAAGGCGGTAGCTCTAACGCTTCTCGCTTTGTCGGTAGCTACACCGATCCCACTGCCGGTGAGACCGTATTTGTGGCAGACAACGACGGAACCATCCGTGCCTACCCTGGCAATGTGATGTCCTTCCAGACCCCGACCACGGGGACTGTATCCAACGACAACGCCTGGTCTCACGCCCAGGTCGCCGGTCTGTCCTTCCTGGCCCGCAAGGGCATGCGCCCGTACGCTCGGAACATCAAGAGCGACTCCCAGTACTCCCTCATGGGCGGCGACTGGGTGGCCACGGACCAGGCGAGCATCGTGCGGGGCTTCAAGGGCTACTGCATCTGCCTCGGGATCAACAAGAACGGCACCGACTACCCCACGATGGTGAAGTGGTCGAACCCGCTTCCGTACTCCACGCCGGTCTCCGGTCTCCAGTGGGACCCGAGCAACACGAACTACGTGGCCGGTGAGAATGTCATCGGTGATATGAAGAACCCGATCCGTGATGGTCTCTCCCTTGGCGAGGCCTTCATCATCTACTCCCAGAACCAGTTGTGGCTCATGGAGTACTCGGGCGACCTGAACGTCTTCAACTTCCGCAGGCTCCCCTTCGAGGGTGGCATCATCAACACGAACTGTGCGGTCGAGGTCGAAAGCAAGCACTTTGTATTTGGCGACAATGACATCTACGTCCATGATGGCATCAGCCGCCAGTCGATTGCGGATGGCCGCGTCCGTCGCCGCATCTTCAGCACACTGGACCGCAACAAGCAGCAGTTCTGCTTCGTGGCCCACGACTCCGTGTCGAAGCTACTGCACTTCTGCTACGCGACCTTGCAGGACGAAGCGCCCTTCGCAGGCACCCAATTCTGCAACCAAGCAGCCACGTACAACTACAAGTCGGACACCTGGTCGTTCATGGACCTGCCGAACATCGTCGGTGGGGCAGAGGCCAATGCTTCGCTCGTTAAGAACTCGTTCCCGGACGTCACGAACAGCTACACCCTGTTCAACACGGCCTATTCGAGCTTCTCGGGTGGTGGAACGCCGAAGCTGTCGATCATGCTCGGGGTATACGACCAGTCCAAGGGCCTTTCGGATTCCTGCGTATATGCCGTCGACCTTCCTACAGTCGGCCTGGTCAATCTCCCTGCCAACACCGAGACGCTCAAGCCCGCCTACGTGGAACGCGTGGGAATCTCCCTGGATACCCAGGGCCTCCCGCTGCGGTCTTACAAGACGGTGCAGTGCGCGGTCCCGGAGTCGTTCTTCGACGACAGCACAGGGACGTTCACGTTCGAATTTGGCTCCTCGGATCTCCCGGAGCAGACGCCGAACTATCGGTCCAAAGCAACCTTCAACCCGAGCAGCGACTACAAGCTCGACATGATGGTCTCCGGGCGCTACCTGTCCTACAAGGTCAGCACCCCCTCGATCTCTAACTTCCAGATCTCTGGCATGGATGTCGAAGTCAAGTCGCTGTCCCGGAGGTAACCCATGGCAGTCACTTTCACCGTACCCCTTCAGAACTACGTCCGCGCAGCACAGCCCCCATTAAAGGGATCCGAGGCCCAGTGGCTTCAGGAAGAGCTAAAGAAGCTCGAGCGTTCGGTCGCCGCTATCAACGCGGCACTGACGCAACTTGCTGCGCGGGTCACGTAACCCTTTTAAATCGAGAGAGCAATGAAAAACTTCATGCGAATCGGAGTAGGCCTGGACACAGTGCCGCTCAACCTCGCAATCCAACGCCGTCCGGAGATCTGGAAGGCCGACACGTACCTGCGCGACTACCCCCAGGGGCCGTTCGGGCAGATCGAGTCGATCATCCTGCGCTTCCCGCCGCGCTCCGTGCATGAAACCGAAGAAGCCCTCAAGAAGCACCTCGAGAACTTCGACCAGCACGAGTGCGTTGACCAGGAGGCATACAAGGCCCTCCCGGAAGCCCGTCCCATCGTCATGGGTCTCATGGCCCGCGTGGCCGGTGAGCGCCTCGGGCGCGTGATCGTCAACAAGATCGCCCCTGGTGGTCGCATCTTCCCGCACGCGGATACTCCGGAACATGCCCAATACTGGGATCGCTTCCATGTGGTGCTCCAAAGCGCCCCTGGGGTGTACTTCCGCACGGGCGACGAGGACGTCTACATGGCCCCAGGCGAGACCTGGTGGTTCCAGAACGCCGAAGAGCATGAAGTGATCAACAACTCCCCCTGCGACCGCATCCACATGGTCGTTGACATTCGGACATCCAAGCCGTGATTACCTATTCAGTAGAGAAGTGGCGGGACATCGTGTCTGAAATGGAGGCCCTGTGGCCCGCTCATTGGCAAGAGGTCGCAATCGACCACGACACCATTAAGCTGGCCCCCGACTATCGGCAGTACGAAGCATTTTGTGATTCTGGGGCGCTACACATCGTCACGGCCCGCGAGGCCGGAAAGATCGTTGGCTACCACATCAGCATCGTCCGTCCGCACCTCCATTACAAGAACGACCTCCACGGCTTTACTGACGTCTATTACATCTCCCCGGAGCATCGGCAGGGGTGGACAGGCGTAAAGCTCTTCAAGTACGTGGAGAAGACCCTCAAGGCCCGTGGGGTCAAGAAGGTGTTCTCCGGGACCAAGTTGCACCTAGACATGGGACCGATCTTTGAGCGGATGGGTTGGCGGGAAACCGAGCGCCTCTTTTCCAAGGTCCTATGATCAAGTCAATCCTCAAGCTCCTCGCCCCCGCGATCTTCATGCGCTCGCATGTGGCCGCAGCGGCAGTAGGGGCAGCAGCAGTCGGCGCGGTCGGTAGTGGTATCGCCTCGAGCAATGCCGCCGATGCCCAAAAGTCCGCAGCCCAGGCTGCCAATTCCCCCTGGTCCGCAGCGCAGCCGTATATCAGCGGCGAGTTCCAAGGGTCCCAAGACGCGCTCCACAATGCCCTGGGCATGGGAACGTACAGCGGACCACGCGTAGCTGGTCTGAATCCCTACCAGACCCAAGGAGCCGATCAGACCGCATCCTACGCGAACGGTAACGGCATCAATACGGCAAACCAGTTCTACAACACTGGTATGGGCCTCACGCAGACGGGTTCGCAGTATGGCACCAACGCCCAAGGACTCCTAGCGCAGGCACAGCAGGACCCGACCCAAGGGTTCATGAACTACGCAAACGGACTGGCGAACAGTGATATGGCCACGCAGATGGTCAACGCAGCCAACCGCGATGCCTCACGGAACCTGAACGAGTCGCAGCTTCCCTCGCTGGCTGTAACGGCCGCAGGAAACGGTAACACAGACTCCACACGTACCGGGGTGACCCAAGCGATCCTCCAGCGCAACGCTTCGGAGCAGATGGCTGACACAGCAGCACAGATCCGAGGCCAGCTTTTCAACACGGGCCTCCAGACGGCGCAGTCGCAGTACAACGCCAACTCGGATCGTGCGCTCACGGCGAACAACCAACTCGGCAACGCGTATCAGATGGGGTCCTCGGGTCTCCTCAACGGCCAACAGGCGAACGGCAACAACTTCGACCAACTCAACGCTGCAGGCGGCCTCTACCAGGGACAGGAGCAGGCGCAGAACAACGCCGCGATGCAGCAGTTCCAGGAGCAACAGTCCACCCCGCTGAACCTCTACGGTCAGTACATGAACGTGATTAACGGGAAATGGGGCGGTCAGCCAGTGTCGTCGGTAGGCCCTTCGACGGCTGCGGGTGCGCTCCAAGGCGCTGCCGGTGGTGGTCTCATGGGTTACGGCATCGCGGACAAGCTCGGTGGATACAGCAACACAGGTGGCACCAACTTCAACAACAGCGGCTTCACGATGCCTGGCGGAAATGACTACACCACACAGGCCACCACGGCCATGAACGCTACGCAGGCCCCTGCGGGTCTCTCTGCGTTCGGCTACTAAGGAGGCCCCAATGGCTTACTCGTTTGACATGCCTCCGGGCATTGACCCGCGCGATGATGGGTCCCACAGTCTCCCGGCGTACCTGGGGCAGGCACTGCAGTTCTACGGGACCGACAAGTCCACGGACCTGCCGTATTCCTACAGCTACCCGATGAACAACCAGGCCGGACAGTCGATGTTCGGCGGTGGTGCTCCCATGCAGCCCCCCGTGGCGCAGGCCATGGCTCCGCAGCAGGCCCCGCAGACTCCTGTGGCGCAAGCCATGGATCCGCAGGCCCCGCAGACGCCGATCACCCAGGCCATGGGCGGCTACCCTAACTCCGATGCCATCCAGGCGATGTTCGCAAACCAGGCGACGAACCCGTCCCTGTCGATGGACAACGGCCTAATTGCAGCAGGTTCCGCGATGATGGGTGGCAAGGACTTCAAGACGGGCATGGCTGACGCAGGTAAGGCGTTCAATGACAACTTCGACTCGACGCTCAACCAGCAACGCGAACTGAACACGCCCAGGGTCACCCCGG